TAAATATATCTACAACCTCTTCTTTGCTTTGGTCTACTATGTCCATAGACAAGACTGATATATTAAAACTAACTGTGTTATTAGGAAAAGAAACATTATTCACAACAATATGAGACAAAGGAAACATAGTTTGTTTGCTTAAATCTATATCGGTAATGTTGCCAAAAGTAACTGTGTTGACATTAACATCCTCTAACAATTGGTTTTTTATTGTTTCGGTTATTTGATAAAATGCTCTTGTTCCTTGCTGACTCATTTATATACTTTTGCTATTCTTTTTAATTGATTGTATCGCTTCTCTGTGTAGCTATTGTCTGAATTAAATACTCTGCCATATATGTAGCCTAATTCTTCCTCAGGTGTTGTCTTAGTATTAATAGAATCAAACTCAGCTTCTGTTAAGCAATTAGGTAAATGATAAGGAAAGATATTAGCAAGTGTTTTTTTTGTATCACAGTTGCACTTACCACCTTCGCAAAACTTAGTTTCTTTTACTTGCTTCTTTTTTTTCATTTATATATTTTTTTAATTTGCTGTGCTTCTAGTTCGTTTTTCTCTTTCATAAAAGCTAACATAGTTAAACATTTTAAAGCCGAAAGTTTTGTGATATTTTCAAATCGTTCAATATCTCCGTTAGCGAGTGCAAAGACTGATTGATACCAACCCCATTTACTTCCAAAGTTTGCAACTGCTCCGAGGTCAGATTCTCCCCCAACTCCTTCCGAGTATAATTCAGGGAAAGACTCAGTAGTTCGCTTCTTAAATTCCAAAAAAAAACCATAGCACCTAAAGGAATATTTAAAGGCACATCAAACATTTTAGTAGCACTATCCGTTCCATTGTAGTCTTCTATAATATATCTTTCTGCTTTTCTATATTCTATTGGTCTATATAAAATACTCATAGCCTTATGCATATTTTTCCAAGAGCCTAAATAATTGTCAAGGTCAATATACTCACCTAATGTTATATCATCTAGTTTAGGTATAAAACCGTACTCAATATCATCTAGTTTAAACACAGAAACTAATTTTGTTTCTTGTTCTAATAAACTATAAATATGATTAGTTATGTCTCTAAGGTCATTAAATTTTATTTGTAAAGTTAAATCTAAACTAACATTGCAAAATATTTCTACTGTCTTTTGCATTAAAAAAGTACTGTCCTGATTCCCTTCTATATTAATCTTATCAAACTCCATATACTGTCTGAGAGTAATATCTTCAATAGTATCAGGTATCTGTAGTTGTAACTTCATATTTGTATAACGTATTTAAAAAAAGTTTTATAAAAAAAGAGCAGCCTATTAAAGCTGCCCTAAATTAAACAAAAAAAAACAAATGAAACTTAACCTTTTGGATGGTCGGCTAATAACCAATATTCTTTCTCACATTTTTCGGAGCAGAAACTTTTCATATATCGCTCGTCTATTCTTTCGTTGCAATTATCACAACAATAGTTTTCTTTATATGTGTCTATGATATGTTCTGCTATCTCTGACCAATTAACATCATTGATAAATGCTAAGGCATAGCTTTCTGCTAAATCGTTCTTAGAATCTAAAAGCTGTTCTACATATTCTTTTAGCCATTGACCAAACTCATATTTACTTAAATTGTCTATATCCTCTGCCCAATTATCTGAATCTATATTGTCAAATATTTCTAAGTTTATTCTCCAAGTAGCGTAATTTGTCCAACCGTTATGCATTTTTCCAGGCTTTAGAGTTTCTAAATAATTCTACCTTTCTTTTGTGGCTGCCTAATACCTTGCCACATAATCTAATGGCCTCAGTATAATACCTGCTACCTTTCTTAATAGTCTTAACCTTGCCCATTGCATTGGTAAGTTGAAAACTATTCTCAGCAATATAATACTGTCTGCTGTCATAACCAAAGCTGGTAGGCTTTTGGTCTGTCTTGATGCTGCCGATATATTTACCATCGACATAATACTCTAGTGAGTAACCTAAATGTTCAAATACTTGTGTCATAATTTCTATTCTTTGTTTCTTAAATTTATAAAAAAATATTGAAGAAGGCAAGTACATAAACCCAAATATACATATTAGCTACCATTCCTATGCCTAATAAAATGGATTGCAACCATCTTTTTGGTGTCATAAACTCCCACCAATCTTTTAATATTTCAAAATCTGTTTTCATAATATTGCTTTTAAATTATACTTAAAGATAAGACCTTTATTTGACTTATCAAAATATTTTAATAACTATTTTATCTTATAACGTATTTACCGAAGTTAGGTTTGCTTAAAATACTATAAGTTCCATAGCGTAAAGCATCAATCAAGTGATTGTGTCTGTCTATTGGTTTATTTATTGTCTTACCACTTCTGTCCTCATCCCACTTATAGTTTCTAAACTCTTGTATGGCATTGTTGCTGTCTTGTGTTAAGTGTATTTTGTATCGCTTTAATAAGTCTATACCTGCATTAATACTATCTCTACCTTTTATACTAGGTCTAATATTCCAACCCATCCTTCTTAGTTCGTCTATTAAACGCACTTCGGCTGAGTCTGCCCATATCATTTGCCTATCTATATTTAAGCTATTAAGAAACTTATTTATATCAGTAGTGGTCATCATAGTGCGATACAGAAACTCTTTAGCATAAAGATTATAACCATCTATCCAAATTCCTATTAAGGTTGTAGGGTCATTAGTATATCCAAAGTCCATACCATAACTTAAAAACTTAGCTGTTTCAGGTATGTAATTAACTTCAACGTATCTGAATATAGTCGACTTGCTTACCCCTTTAATACCTAAGCCATATATCTGCCAATACTGTTCGTCTGTTTCTCTAAGCCTTTGAATCTCCTGCTTGATGCTATCTCCTAAGAATGGATTGTCTAAATAGGTAGTTATAAAAAAATCACAGTCCTCTCTAGGTATTACCTTGTCATAAATCCAATGATACTCATCTGAGGGATTGTAATCTATTATTACCTTTTCCTTTGTTCTAAATAAAAGCTGTTGCCAATCTTCCCAAAATAATTCATTAGCCTCATTAATAAATAGTAAGTCTCTTTTTCTACCTCTTACCTTTTGTGGTTGGTCTAAAGAAATAAATTCCACTAGGTTACCATATAAAACGTACTCACTACTAGACTTATTGTGTGACTCTTCACTATACATTTGATACTGCTGTAATATCTGTATAAAGTCTCGCATTACAGAGGCTCTAAGTGAGGGAAAAGTTTTGCGACATATAGTTATAGTCTTGCCTCTATTCTCAGGGCAGTAATAAAATATAATCCAAATAAGTATGTTATATGTTTTGCCCGAGCGTGTACCACCCTGCTCTACTATTATTTTTTTGTCAGAGTTTAGTAGATGCTTACATACAACATTTGTATCAATCGTGGATTGTTTCACCACTTTCTATAATATTGATTCTAATATCGTTAGGCAGACCCTCAGCACCTGTTATTTCTTGTCGCTCTACATAGCCTCTTCGCTTGCCTTTAGTCTTTAAATAAAATATAGTTGCAGCAGTATTGCCTCCCTTTATCTGTTGATGTAACTGACTTTCAGCAAAATCAAGAGCAATGTCTTGTATTGAATCTACCTCAGCTTTAAACTCAGGGTCTTTTAACCACTCATAGAATTGTGTCCTACCTATACCAACTTGCTTACAAGCTGTGGTAACTACCCCTAAGGATTTTTCTAAGGCTTCTATTACTGCCTTTTTATGTTGTTCGGTTTTGTTCATTTCTTAATTGAGTTAAAAAATTCTAATCTAGCTTCATTACTATCTTTGAACGCTCCTATTAGTTTAGTAGTTGTTGTCCAAGTGTCGTGCTTTTTTACCCCTCTCATTTCCATACACATATGTTTAGCAGATAATGATACTGCTACTCCTTTGGCTTCTAATTTGTCTTGCAAAAATTCAGCAACCTGTGTAGTTATTCTTTCTTGGTTCTGTAACCTATGAGCAAACAAATCTAATGTTCTAGCTAATTTACTTAGTCCTACTATCTTATCTTTTGGTATGTAAGCTATATGACCATAACCAAAGAAAGGTGCTATGTGGTGTTCGCATAATGAGTAAAAAGGTATATTAGTTTGAACTATCATTTCATCATATCCCTCACTACTAAATGTAGTAAAGTTCCAATCAGGTATAGTTAAAAACTGCTTAAAAAACTTAACATATCTCTTAGGTGTTTCTTGTAGTCCTTCTCTAGTGACATCCTCTCCAAAGTATTGCAATAGCCTTGTGACATTATCTTCTACATTACCATTATGATTCTCCCAAGGAAATACTATCCACTCATCTTTATAATCTTGTCTTTTATCTATTAATGCTGCAAATGGTTTATTGTATTTTTTATATTGTTTTTGTGTCGCTCCACTATCAATCAAGTCATCTACTATTACATCAGCTTGTTCTACTGTGTCTACTGCATTGCCTAACATACCTGCTATTATTTGTCCACCTCTAGGTACACCATAGTATTTTGTGTTAGGCTCGTAAGCAGATTTTAGATAACTAAGTCTGTTATATATTTCTTTCCAACTTATTTTTGTTTTTAAACTCCTGTTTTCTTGTTCCATATTTCTATATGTAATCTAGTTGTAAAATTTAAATGATTCTTCTTTGCTAGTTCTACAACTGTCTCTTTGTTTTCATTAAGCAGTTCTTGATTCTCACCTGCAGGCATTAAATATACTTTTTTCTTATCTACTAAGAATAAGTAATCGTCTTTTATTTCTTGCCATTCCTTTTCAGAGTTAACTACAAATTTAAAAATAGTGTTGTGCTTGTTTAATTCTTTTATTACATCAGGTTTGTATGTTATGCTTTTGTCGTTTCCGCTGTTAGTTAGTTTCGGACTACAATTCCAAAGACCGATATTATTTAATAAAAAATCACTAGGCATAATTGTGCCATTTGTTTCTACTTCAAAAAACGCATCTAAATTTAAACTAAACTTTACATACTTAATAAATTCTTCTAATGCCGGTTGTTGCATTGTAGGTTCTCCACCTGTTAAAATAATATGTGCGCCGTTTTTTATAGCTTCTATACATTCCTCATCTAAAACATCCTGCATTTCTTTACTCTGTGCTTTCATCCATACCTCAACTGTATCACATCTCCACTCAGCATCATTGTGTAACTCTCCATCAAATTGAGTACCCATTCCTCCACACATTAAATTACAGCCTCCTAGTCTAACAAATACACTTGGCACTCCTACTGTTTTGCCTTCTCCTTGTATGGAGTAGAACACTTCGCTAATTGCTAACTTCTTCATATATAATTGTGCTTGATTTTGTTTCGGCTAATTCTATTCTAGTTATAGGTAATTTGCCTTCGTTTTTTATTCTATTGAATATCCATATAGCCATATTCTCTGCACTTGTTTCAAATGGTACAGATATAAATGGCTCGTCTGCTAATCTAAATACATCTACTAATGGGTCTTCTTCAAATAAAATAAAGTAGTGGTCATATTTTTTAATGATAGGTTCAGCTATATTATCTATATCTGAAAACAACATAGTAACACCATCTTTCATTTTGGTAAACTTGAACTCACATACTACATCATAGGTATGTCCGTGTAGCCTACCACATTTTTCTCCTGCATTTTTATTTCTATGCCCTGCGTAAAAGTGATATTTTTTTCTGATTTTAATCATTTATAATCCTTTTAATATATTCATACTCGTGCCAAATATTTAATTCAGCACCATCATAATCATTACTAACTATGTGTGCTTCTAATCTTCTACCCCAATCTGATAATATAGCTAGTTCCACTTTATTTTTATCATTTTTATCTTTTGATTTATTTAAAGCCTTAACTGCAGAATTAATGCTAAATGGTGTGTATTTATTTTTTAAATGATACATTTCTTCAAAACTTCTAAAGTTAGGATAAACCAAATTACATCTAAATGCATCTGCTTCTAGTGCTGTCCAACTAACATAGTCTTGTAGCGAACAATTAAATTGTATTTTTGCCTCACTCAATTCGTAGTAATATTCTTGTTTAGTTAAATTTTTCTTTAGAACAAATCTTTTGTTTTGCTTGGCATAATTTTCTAAATCTTCTACTACTCCTTTTACACTACTTCTAAAATTTGTTCCACTTGTTGTTAATATAAAATTCCAATCTTTATTTTGAGTTAGAAATTCATTTGCCACTTCAAGTAAGAAGTAAGGATTTTTTTCCTTATCTAATCTGCTAGTATATATAACGTTGTTTTTTTTAATTCTAATATCAGGAGCAGTTTTAAGAACATCTTGCAGGTCTAAAGGTAAACTAACAACGTGTATTGGTGCTTTAAATCCTGCTGCTCTTAGTTGCTCTTTATGTATGGTGCTACCAACAAATATACCTGTCATTCTATTATCAAGACCTAGTTCATAAAACCTCATCCAATCTTTCATTATATATGTAAAGTCATACTCATCTACTGACTGAGCGTGTAACATTGCATACACCTTTATGTTTTTATAACCATAGGAATCTAAAGCATAAAAAATAGAATCAATACCTGATGTCCAATAGTCTTGTAAAAAAATAACATCTCCATCTTTTACTTTTGATGTCCTAATTTTATCTAGGAAGTTATTGCATTGACTCAAACTATATTGCCCTCTACCTACCGCATCTAACACAGCACCTACCCTAATTTCTTTTCCTGTTTGAAGTTCTCCCTCGATAGGTATAAAATTAACATCATACTTTTCAAATGCTTTTGGCATCCAAATATTAGATAATTGATAAGTGTATCTTTCTTTTAGTGGCTCTAAGCCAAAATACCATATGTTTTTCATAATACTATTGCTCCATTTTCGTTGTCTTCTAATACCTCAACTGAATAACAGTCAAACTCTTTGTATATTATTTTTGCTATTTGTTCGCAACTTAACAATTGGAAGTCTAGCAATTGCATTTCTAAATTCCAAAACCTTTTGTGTAAGTAGTTTATTATTTGTTTTTTAAACTTTATTATTTCTATATCTCTATCATCGTGGCTTACCTCTTTTTTTACATTGATATAAAAGTTATGCCTATGTAAGTTTAAAAGATACTCTACTTCTTTGATGTCGCAATCTTTCCATTGATGAACACCTTCAGCTATAATATTAACTACTATTAGTGTTTTTGCTTCCATTTATTATAATTTATGTTATCTAAGTTATCGTTTATGTAAAGTAACACATTCAATTGATGCGTATTTGCTATTGCTAAAAACAAATTCAACCCTAACCTTTTAGCGTATTGTTGATACTTTGTATATGCAACAGCGTTTAACATTGTTCCTATACTTCTTGCTCCCTTATGGTTGTCTAAATCACTAAAGTCCTTAGGCGTTACCTTTAGTTCTTCTAAGGCTTGTTTTAAACCTATTGGCATTTTCTTTTTTTTAGTTAAAATGTCTATGTATCTAACGGACTTAATTTTATCTTCAAACCAATTTAATATACCATACACCTCACTTGATTGCAACCAACTACTGCTGTCTACAGAATGTAAAGGCAATCTAAATATATCATTGTATTGGACAAATCCTAAAGCGTGTATATCTGCTTTGCTATTTTTGTACACATCTTGATACCTTTTTAACATCCAATCTCCTCTATTTGTTACACCACCTGCGACACATAAATGTTTTTGATTTTGTACTGCTTCATTAAGAAACTCCCAATCATTATCATACTCAGTAAAAACATACATAGGATTAAATCCTCTGTCTAACATTGTGTGATAATTTTGTCTTGTCTTTTGTTCGTTTTTAATAACATCAAGCATTACATATTTTTCTACCTTATGTGCGTTTGTTTCTAAATAAGTACAATAACTATCAAGGTTTAACTTAGACACTTTTTTTGCATTGTATATAGTAAAAGCACCGCTATCAATCATTACATTGGCATTACCCTTTACGCTTTCATTCATTACAGCATCATTGAACTTTGGTGCTTTACCTGTATAAGCGTAACTAACTAATATGTTAAAGTGTGTGTTATTTGACTTCACATCCTTTAAAATTTTCTTCTAGCCAAATTGTAACCTTTTCTGTAATCTCGGATTTTTTTTCTTTATTAGTTTCATCAAGAACTATAACTACTCTTTCGTTAGCATCATCTTTCTTTTCTGCCTCTTCTATATAATCTAAATCATCCCAATCATACTTGACTCCATCTAGTCCCCACTTCTCTAACAACATACTATCCCAATCATTTGCTAATATATCCCAATCCCATTCACCGAAGCCTACATTATCTTTAATGATAAATTCTTGCTTCTGCTGCTCTGTCCAACCTTTTGCTATTAATATATCTACTTCTTTCAATCCTGCTTCTTGACAAGCCTTAAGCCTCATATTACCACCAAGCACTATCATATCTTCATCTACTACAATAGGTCTTTTCTCTAACATTTCAGGAAACTCCTTTATGCTGTCAACTAGTTTTTTAAACTTATAGTCCTTTATTAACCTAGGATTATTTTGATTAGGTTTTATTTCATTTATTTTTACTTTCATAGTAATTTTAATTGATTTTCATTTTGTTCAAATATTGATTTCATATTTTCAGAACCTGTACACCATTCAAGATTAAATATATGATTGTTTTTTTTATTTCGGTCTATATGATTTACCTGTGTTAAATTTTGTCTGTCATTACATTTTAAAAAAGTACAAGCTACTAGCCTATGCATTAAAAGACCATATGTCTTATTATTCTGTTTTAATTGTGTAACAGAATAACCAACACTGTTTGTACTGCCTGTTATTATTTTACCTGTAATATTGTTTCTTACTATACCTCTTCTGCATATAGAATAATCTGTAAAATAAATTGTAGTAAAATCCCTGCCACTCCAATGAACAACAGGGACAAACTCATCTAAGTAGTTTTGTTCAAATAGACTTAACTGCTTTTTCATACATATAAATAAATAGTTCTACCTCGGCAGGGTCTGCCTTTTCTATTATACTTTTAGCTTGTGCTTTTCTTGCATCACCTGTACCAAACTTATCTAATATTTGATGATAATAAAACTCTATCTTTTTATTGTATTGGCAGTATAAATCAAAGTTTCTATATGAGTGTAGTGCTGTAGCGTGGTCCATCTGTCTACCTTTACTAATAAAAAAGTTTTTAATTGCTTCGTATGTCATACTTTCAACTTCTCTCATAACATAGATAAGCAAAGACCTTATTTCTATTACCTCATTTTTTCTAGTGTTTTCAAAAGGATTAATATCAGTTATGTCTTGTATTAGTTTTGATATTTTTTCTATATTTTTTTTATTATAAACTTTCTTTTTATATTTTTTTTTAGGCTCTATAATTTCTCCCATAATGTATATTCATTTAAATCTTGTTCTACGTTATTTATGTATTCCTCTATTGCTTGTTCACACTTTCTTTCTCCATCGTAATAAAACTCCTCACTTACTTCACACACTTTTGGTACTAATGAATCTTTATCTATTGCAATGAATAAAAAGTCTTTATAGCTTACATTAAATAAGTTGCAGTAAATGTAACATTGTAGGTCATAGGAATAGTTTCGTGCTGAGTGTTTAAAGTTTCTAATATTGGTAGTAGTTTTTAAATCTATAATACCACCATCTTTAGTTATAATATCAGCTTTTCCTCTAAATGGCATACCCATAACTTCTCCTGCTATTGGCACTTCAAACTTCGCTTTGTTTAAATAAGTAACTAACTTGCTGTTTTTTAAAAATGCATCTGCTAATCTTTCCGCTGACTCTCTTTCTTTAAATGTAAAAGCCTTGCCACTTTCTTCTACCGCTAACTTATATGCCTTTGATGCTTTGCTTTGTACATCTACAAATACTTGTGATTCAAAAACTTTTGGCTCTAATATAGCTGTGTGAAACAACCAACCATCTCTTAAAGCCTGTGATTCTGATTGTCCGTACTTAGTTATAAAGTAATATTTTTTATAAGAATCTAATAATAGTTTAGCGCTAGAACTACTGAGCATATTTTTACCACATAGCTTATAGTAAAACTCATCATTGTCCATATTGTGTATTAGTTCTTCTTTGCTCCAAATAGAACCATCTAAAAGTTTTATAGTATTAGCGTCGCTCATCCCAATCATTTTTAATTAGTATTTCACTTTCAACTAAACTATCGTAATCTTGGTAGGCAGCCATCAACGAATGTTCTAAGTCTTTTACTTCATCCCATCTACATCCGTGTGGATTATCTTCCCAAGTAAAATTTAACTCCTGCACCTGTTTTTTATTTTTGTAAATGGTTATTTTATACTCACCACTCATATCTAGTTTCCATTCTGTGCGTCTGTTGCTTTTATCAAAATCTTCTAGCTTAGTAATTAATTCTGCTTTAGTGCATTTCTCTAATACTTTGTAATAATCTTTGTGAAAGTGTCTTTCTTTTTTGCTCATAATTTTAGTTTTTCTCTTTGTTTAAGTAATTCTTGTTCTGCTCTTCGTGCTCTTTCTATTGCCCTAAGTTTATCTGCTCTATACTCTTCTATAGTTTTATGATACAAACTTTTCTCATAACTTAACTTATTGCTTATTTGTGTTATTTTCAGTACTGCATCTTTTAATAGTTTTAAATCTAAATTATCAGGTCTAGCTTTATACCATTTAGCAGTTATTTCTTGGATAATAAGTAAATTAGTATTTAACTCAACATCTTCTAAAGCATTAAATTTTTTATACATATTAAGTTTATTTAATTCCATATCTAAAGATATTAAAAAATATTAATAAACTAGCCATCATTACAATTAATTATACTAGCAAAATTTTCATTAATTAAATAACAAGGTTTTTTTACCTTTTTACTGTTCCACAAAGTTGTATCAGGACACCATATATCAACAGGCTCAGGCATTTCTATATCGTTTAGCCAAAACAAACAATTTACCTTAGGGTCATTTATAAAATAAAGTTTTACAATACTATCATCCATTTTCATTAATTGGTCATACTTATATTTTTCCAACATTTTATCTTCGTAGTATTTGTTTCTAAACTTCATCTCTATTACACAATCAAAACCTTTAGGTGTTTTACCCTTTGCATCATAGTGCTCATATCCACCACCACACCATTCAAGTTCCCATCCATCAAAGTTTAGTAAGATAATAACCGCTTGTTCCCATTTGTGTACCTCATCTATACTCAATCTAAACCGTTTTTATATATTTCATTCAACTGACTAATCCAAGCGTTATAAGTTTTAGAACTACAAGTACAAGGTAAATAGTAACTATGTTTAAAATAATAAGCGTGTAGCCTAGCAAGTAGTTCCTGCTCTGCTTTTGTCATAGTGTTTTTACTATTTGCTAAAAATTCTGTCCAAGCATCGTAATGTGTTTTATTCATTTTAAGCATCGCGTCTAATTTTAAGATTGTTTAATTTTTCTTTTCTATCTTTACAACCACAGCTTTCATACTTTAAAATGTCAAACCATATTTTGTTATGCAGCCATTTTATTCCTGTTACTTTAAAAATTTTTTCTACTAAGTCTCCTAATTTCATTTTTCAAATATTTTATTAGACAAAAATTGTTTCACTTTATTGTAAGTATTATATATAGAATAATAACTTATATTGGTTTTGTCAGATAAACTTTTAATACTTTCGCCTTCTTGTATGTAATCGTATATTTTTTTATCATACCAATGCATCTTATTTAATTCCTTATTTACTTTATTTTGATACTCTTCTATGTTGTCAAATTCAGTAAAGGGATTAATATGTAATCTATCAAATATATTTACTATATCTTCATCACTAAAATCCTTAGTATTTTCTATTGGTATAAAACTTACTTTAGATTGTTTTCTAGTTAAGTCTATAAACATTGTTCTTAATGTCCTAAAAACATAGAAATGATTAATTTCTGTATCATTGTACATAATGTCTCCACCCTTTTTTATAATATAGTGAATTTTAATATACATTTCTTGGACTAAGTCTTCTGCTGTTTCTGAGTTACAGCCAAAACTTTTTACTACTCTTAACCAATCATCGTGTTTTTCCGCTAATAATTCTAAAGTAGTTTTCATATTTTAAACCAAGTTATATGAAATCCAAAAAACAATAACATAATAGTTATCTGTTCAAAGTAATCTTCTTCATCAACATTATCTAAGTCAGGCTCAAGGTTAGGATTGTAATATAAAAAACCCAAAGCAGTACCATAAATTGGTATTATTTGTATGTTTACGCCTGTATTATTTATGTTAAATTGTATCAAAATGGTAAATTTACTTGCACTCGCTTTGGTAAATCTAACAAATTTTTTCCATTTATTTCAAATCCAACGTTATTTAAGACACTTTTTAGCCTTATAGGAGCATCAATTGATGTCGGTCTACCTCCTGTGTCCACATCTTTTACTTTACGAACGTGAATCAAACTATACATCCATTCAGTAGGATGTTGTACATATCTATGTATCACTAAAAAATCATCTGCTCGGTTTACAAATTTACCTCCACCTTCTACATCACTTGCCATTGGTGGTATTGGGTGTCCAAAATATTCGTGTCTTTCTGAGTGCTTTTTTCTTAATGCGTCTGTACTTGCGTGAGTATTTAACCAAATGGTTACTTGATTTTTTTTACAAAATACTCTCATTTCACTACAAGCAAAGTAATCATATTCGTGACCGTTATGTGTTTTAGATAATTGTTTGTCTTTCATCATAGAGTTATAAGGGTCTATTAATAAACCATTATAGTTCCAAGCGTTTTTTACATTTTCAGCTAGTTCTAATATTTCTTTGTAACTATATAATTGTGTAGGGTCAATAAATTTGAAGTGTTCATTTATAAATTCACTTCTATTTTTAAAATGTTCTTCTTCTATTTTATTTATAACAATGCCTTCCATAAACTCTATTAATCTTTTTATAAGAGTATAAGGTTCATTTTCACTACTAAATACTAACCATCTCAAATTGTGTTTTATACTATACATTAGCATTAAATAAAGCACAACAGTTGTTTTTCCTGTGTTAGCGTGTCCAAGTATAACATTAAAGTTTCCTGCTTTAAATCTAAAGTGTTCATCTATTTCAGGAATATCTAGTTTAAGTCCTTCCTTAATTTGACCACTTCTTA